GCTTCATGTCGTCAGAGTTGACCGAGATCTTCTGAACGGATGCGGTGTTGGCGGTTGTGATTGTGAACGCGCCGCCGGTCACATCGGTGTAGGTCCCACCTGATGTGTCAGAAGCAGTCAGCTTGCCGAGGTAGGTGATGCTGGCGCCGCCTGCTTCGGCGCAAAGGATCACGGCGATGTCGCCTTCATAATCCACCAGGTCGATGGCGGTGCTGGCGGTGACAGTAGCTGTCACCACATCATTGGGCAGGAAGTTAAGGACCTCGGTTTTGGTCCCTAGGTTTTGAATGGTCATGGCTTAGCCCTCCGTCGGGGGGATTGTGGTTTTGGTGCAGGCTCAGGCTGAATTGCCTGAACAATAGTGGCCGCCACGTTGGCAACCTTGATCGCCTTACCAATGCCGATCAAAAGCCTGGCGTCAGAAGAGGAGGCCTCGATGACCTCCCCAATCCGAACTACCTGGCCCGCCAGCATTGTTTGCCGTAGGACCTTGATCAACATGATCAGAGGGTGTTGTTGCCGCGGGTGAAGGATTCAGGATGGCGAACAGCGATGTCTACATCCTGCATAGCTACAACCCGGATAGTGCCGGAGGTGCTGTGGGTGTAGGGGTCCACCATCAGATCCAAGCCGGAGAAGTAACCGATGATCAGGTCGGCAAAGTTGCCAAACCACAAATCATTGGCTGCCACTTGGTTGGATAGAACACCGGGGTAACCGTTGACTTCGCCGTTTTCCATGATGAAGATGCCGGAGCCGGCGTCCTTCTTCGTGGTCTTCAGGTTGCCGCGCATAGCAGCGTTCATCAGATAGACAGGGCTGCCCATCAATGCGTTGGCGGTTGCCACGTCGCTTTCAAGCGCCACTACCTCGGCGAAGGTAGGAGCATCAGCAGCAAAGTCTTCGGTGCCGACGCCGGTGGTCAGCTTGAGGCCCAAAGGCTCACTGTTGCTACCGGTGCCGTAAAGACCAGACAGGTCGATCTTGAGGGCAAGAACGGTGGCCAGGTCAGTGCGGATCATGTTCTCCACGTCGATGCTCGACTGGAGCATCAGGCGGCGGCTGTAGTCAGTGAAAGCAGCAACCGTTTTAGGGGTCAGGCTCACCTGATCAATTGATTGCTGGCTCTCGGTAGGAGCACCAGATTCAGCCACCCAGTAGGCAGTGCCAGCACCGGATTGACGGGGGATAGCAACGTTGCCGGTAAGGCCGGTCAGTACGGTGGCGCCAGCTTGATCCAGTGCCGACGCATTGCGCAGCAGGTCGATGAAGCTGCCAGCATCAAGCTCAGTAGCGACTAGGTTGCCACCAGCTGAAGCAGTGCCAACGTTCAGGTCACGGCGCAGCACATCCTGAGGAATGGTGATGCCACGGGATTGACGGCCCAGCTTGGCAGCTGCAGCGTCAGATGCTTCAATCTCAAAGGCAGCAGCCTCACGGGCTGAGCGATCAGTCGGGTTGGCTAGATAGTTGATGGCACGCAGGAAGGAGAACTTACGGCTCTCCTGTGCGGTAAGGCCGATTTCAGCGGCGCTCATGTTGACAGTCTCCTGGGGTACGTTGAGTTTATCTAGAACAGCGGCGCGGGCCTCGTCGATTGAACGACCAGACTCCACCAACTGACGACCAAGATCGGTCATTTGATGCGTGCTGCAGAGTGCAGAGATTTCAGCGATGCGGGTGCGCTCAGCCTCAACGGCTTCGGCCCGCACCACAGCCAGATCGGGGGCGGTGTTTTCCATGAGAGGAATGGGATCGTGGGATGGTGCTGCCGAAGCAGCAGGTTTGTCAGTCTTAAAAGATCGGCCAATCCCAACACCGGGATCAGCCGGTACTGAAACAACACTGATCTCATAAGGTGACCAGGCAGTAGCAACAAAGTCACCACTGCCGCGCTCTTCCATTTTGTCAATGGAATAGCCAAAGGAGACGTTTCGGAGAACGCCATCCTTCACATCGCTCAAGATTTCCTGAGCGAAAGCATTGCGGCTAAAGCGCACGCGGGCATAACCGCGGCGCTTGTTGCCGTCAATATATGCCTTCTCAACCACACCGATCACTCGGTCGGGGTTGTGATTAAAGAGCAACGGCGCGCCATCGTTGAGGCGACTAAGATCTGCAGCCTTCATCTCATGGCTCAGGATCTCGTTGCCGAAATACCTAGAAACAGGAAACTCAGAACTAAATGGGAACTCATACGTCCGATCCTCTACCTCGTCAAAGGTGGTCAGCTCGGCGCGCTTGTAGTTGCCTTCCATCGACCGCAGGGTGGCAATTTTTGTCAGTGTAGAAAACTTGTGACCAACCAGCGTTTCGGTTGCCTCATAGCCCTCATCACCTTCGCTATAGATGCGAATCAATGCAGCAGGGTCATCAGCTGTTCCTTCAATGCTGAACTCCGTGTTAGGTACGTTGACAGTGCCATCACGTTCAATCGTTTCAATTTTGCCGCGTGCAGTGCCACCACTGGAATCCCAGCTCACAAAGTCGCCGTTGCTTAGCGCGTCAGGAGCAGCGCGATTTTCCAAATCCATAATGCTTCTGTTTTCTTCTGCCTTGATTGTATCTGCTTTTGCGTTAGCCCAGCTCTGTCCTGCATCACCCCCCCATGCTGCCCATGCAACGCGGCCTGGTGATGGATAGCCGTCTTCGTCTTGCGTAAAGCCTTCGCCTTGCTTGTCCACTTCATGTCGAGCAAACCAAGCCGCCATCGTGATCACGGTGTCAGCGCTCAGCTCATCACCTGACAAGATTTGCCCAGCCCTGCGTGCGGCCACCTCAGTGCCGCCAGCTTTGCCGTCTGCTTTCCATGCGCGGTAACGCTGCGCTTCTTCACGCATCCCTTCCGTTGGCATCAAGTCAATCGGCATATTCAGATTCCTCTTCGCTCTCGGCCTCGCCTACCACTGGTGATTCGGTGTCGCCAAACGCAGGGGTCGCACCCATCGGCATTGCAGCCTGCGTCGCTCCGCCTTCTGTTACTTCGCTCGGGTCTGTATCCGTCACGATGTTCAACTCATCAAGCATTGCAAGCTCCGCCTGTCGAGCAATCAGTACCGCATCAAGATCACCGCCTTGCTCAGCGATTACTTGACCTAATGTCTTGAAGCCACACCGCACCGCAGTTTTGTAAGCGTCAACTTCGCGCTGCGGGTCCACCCACTCCCAACTCCGTGGCACCCACTTGCTCGCGCGATAGCGGTCAGGGTTGGTTTCATAGCCCGGCAACCCAAGCACACCGCTTAGCACCGCCATCTCCAGCCACTTGTCAAATACCTGCTGGTGAAAGTTTTCCACCATGTACCGCTGAAGCACGCGATAGGTGTCACGCTCCTCAAGCAAGCTCAGCCGGCTGCTGCTGTAGTTGCTCTCTGAGAAGTTCTTGCTGATGCTTTCAAAGCTCACGCCAACGCCAGCCGCTACAGCGCGCAGCATCGACCGTGTGAACGGCTCCAGCTGCCCATCAGGGCTATTTAGGTCTGGCACGGACACCGACTCGCCCGGCTGCAGATACTTGAAAACACCAGGCGTAAACTCACTGACGCGCTCATTGTCATAAACCTCATCACCAAGCAGCTCGCCTTCTGGTGATTGAATGAATCCCATCAATGCGCTACTGGCACGGGCACGCACTAATTCAGCTTCCTCATAGCCCTGCAGCATGTGCAGCCGCATCAACGCCGATGCAAACCACGTCACGCCTCTGGTTTGCCCTGGTCGCTCAGGCAAGAACAAATGGATTACTTCATCAGCAGGCACCCTCAACCGTCGCCCATTGCTTCTTACGTTGCCGGCGTAGGTGTCCCCTGGGTGGTTGGCGTAGAAGTGATAAGCCTGTGGTCTTAGGTACTCATCCACCTCGATGCCCATTCGTACCGTGTTGCCGTCCGCTGCTTGCGGTACATCGTCATCAATCAGGTAGTCCGCTTCAAGCACCTGCAACGCAAACGGCACTCGGCTATCACCAAATGGTCGCTTGATCATGCGCACAAATACCTCACCGGATTCGGCCATGCTCCGCGTCAGCAGCCGTTCAATGTCATGGAAACCAAGAATGCCGCTTACATCACAACGGTTTTTGTTGCCCCACTTCTCCCACTCCTCATGGATGCGACCGTTGATCACCTCATCCAACCGTCCACCTTGCACCATCCGCACCTGTCCCTGATGGCGGATGCCGTGACCAATTACGTTGTTCTGTATTGCACGCAGCGTTTGCTTGGCATAATCATTGTCTCGGCACACCTGACGCGCACGATTGCGTAGTGCCTTAAAGCTGGACTTGATCTCACTGTCGGCACTGGTGCCACTTGTTACCCAGTCAGCCGTCAGCCTATTCATCCTTGCGCCTTGATAGGCCCTGCGTTGTGGCTTCACTGGTTGGAAACCCATTGCCCGAAATAGCCGCGTGCGTAGACCCATCAGAACCTCACAAATAAATTGAATGGATTGCCCAGACCGTTGGCCATTAGTGCCGCTGCCTGTTCTCTCTTCACCTCAGCCTTCAGCTTTGCCTCAAGCTGCAACAGGTCGGCCACTTCCATCTTCTTCAGTCGCCTGGTGCCGATGGTGTATTCGGCCACCGCACCACCGCTCACCATTGTGCGGATCGCTAGCTGCACTGCATCAAGGTCCTGCTGCGCTTGTGTGCGCCCATCAACCGCGGTAGGAGTGCCGGCATAACTCAATGCAGCCAGCACAGTTAACTGGCCAGCGCCCAGCGTCACGGTGCTGCCAGTCTTGGTTGCGACCGCTTGCCAATACCACTGCCCAGCATTCAAATCAATGCTGGTGCCAGCAGCAATCGTAAACTCCCACCCAGTCCCATAAGCGCTGCCCACGACCGTTGCGCCTTCCGTTGCCGTGTTAGTCCGCAGGTAGTAGGTCAGCGTGTAGTCAGAACTGCTGATCGCATTTCCAAGATTGTCCACGCCAGCATCGTCCCGCCACTTGATAGTGTCCGCCGCCCTGATTTGGCTAGGTATGTTCACGGCCTCACCAGTTGTTCACAAATGCAGGCGCGTTGCCTGTTCCTGATCTTAGCGGTGCCTTGCGCCGTGGCTCGTTTGGTTCAGCCAGTCGCCGCTCCATTTGATCCCAGATCGTTCGTCGGTCATGTCGTTGATAGCAGCGATGCAACGCTGCATATGCATAGACCAAGCAATCCAACGCCTCGTTGCGTGCTGATGGTTTCTTTACCCACTCACGAATTGGGAACCCCCGGTGATACCGCAGCACCTGCTTCTCAGCCGTTAGCTGCTGGAAATACTCACCACCCGTCTGCGCGTGGAAGTGCAGATACCCACCACCCTGCTCGTTGTGCTTCAACCGTCCGAACAGCGTTGTCTTGATCGTGTCACTGCCAACGCTGAACACCATTGCGCCTTTCTTCAATGTCTTGCCCTTGAAGTTCACGTCTACCTTTGCGCCCTTGCCGATCGGTAGCTTGCCCCGCTGGCTGGCGCCCTTGATCGCCACCACACCCTGAGCTTGACGCTCCCTGGCGTATTGATACACCTCCCCCGTGAAGTGACCGCCTGAGTCGATGCAGGTCACTTCTGCAGAAACCTTCCCGCCATTTGCATGGACCCATTCGCGCAGCACTATCTCATCCAACTGCTTCCACAACTCCGGCCGGCTTGGGTCGCCGTAGATCTCTTGGTGGTCCATCAGCCAGCCCTCCTCCTCGCGGCCCCATGCCCACACGCTTACCGCTAGCCGGTTGTCTTGTACGTCAACGCCGATCGTTACCAGCAACGCCCCATCAGGCACCACACCAGCCGGGTATGGCTCACAGCGTGCCATCAAGCCATCAGCATCCACCTTGCTTGCGTAGTCCTCCTCCCACGTCTCCGCCAGTCGGGTGTTAACAAATGATTTCAACATCGGCGCATCAGCCTTGGCACGCAGGAAGTCGTCCACCATGTCCTCCCAACTCAGCCAGCCCAAGGGGCTGTAAAGCCCTGATAGCTGGAAGCCTGCTGTCTTGCCATCGGTTGGTGCCGTTGCTCGCCACTCACCTTTGCGCAGCATCGCTGGCTTGTGGATCTCAGCGAATTGCTCCTTGCAAACCTCGCATTCATACCGCGCAGTCTTGGGGTCATTGTTCTCCCACTTCAGCTGCGCCCACTTCAACCACTGCATCGCATCACAACATGGGCACGGCACATAGAACCGCCGTTGATCGCTGCGCAAATACTCTGCTTCGATCCGGCTGAAGTCCTTCACCGTTGGGGTGCTAGTCAGCAAGATCTTGCGCCGCGCAAACGTTGTTGCTCGCTTTTCCGCCAAGCTCACCGGGTCGCCTTCGCCATCTACATCAAGCGGAAACGCATCCACCTCATCGCAAAAGATGTACCGGCACGGCGTTGATCGCAAACCAGTTGCTGAATTGGCACCCGTCAACAGCATCATCCCGCCGGGGAACTCCTTGCTAAACATCGTGTTGCCGCTATCCCGGCTGCGGCTTGGTGCAATCTTTTCAGCCAACACTGGCGTCTCTGTGATCAGCGATTCCAATCGCTGCTTGCTCAGTCGCTTTGCCATCTCAACCGTTGGTTGCACCAGCAACATCGGACCTGGTGCGTGCGCAATTACATAACCCAACCAGTTGCTGCCGCTTTCGGTCTTGCCCGTCTGCGCAGCAAACATCATCACCACCCGTTGCACCTGGCTGGTAGTGCTCAAGCAATCCATCGGCTCCCGGAGATATGGCGTTCTGTTGGTGCGCCATGGCCCCGGCTCTGCGCTGGCTTTGCTGCCCAGCCTTCGATGCTTATCTGCCCACTCGCTCACCGTTAGCGCTGGCTCTGGCCGCAGCCCATCCATGAATGCCGTGCGCCATACGCTCATTACTCCACCTCCTGCAGTGACACCAGTGCGTCGCGGTGTTCATCGCTCAACATCTGATGGATCACCTGCGGATCAATCTCCCCAGCTAGCTGATGACTTAACCGATCAGCCAAATTGCTTAATGCTTCACGCACGCTTCGGCCAATTTGAAACGCTTGCTTCTTTACTTCATCAGCAGGCACCAACTCCTTGCGCTGCAACGCAACCTGCAGCTTGCTTAGCTCCGCTTGATAGTGCTCGCGTCTCGCGCGACTCTCATTGAGATCGGGAATTGCATCGTCCGGCAGCGCCTCAATCCGTTGCCGCAGCTCACTTGATGTCGCCGGTAACGTCAACTCGATTGGATCTGCCTCGCTCACCTTTGCGTTATGCGTTGCTTTGGTGTTCTTACGCCACAGCTCCAGCGCCATGTCGCGATCCAACCACCGCTTGCCATCCTTTTCCACCACCGCTGCAGCAATGCGGCTCTTCGTCGCTGCTGTGACGGTGCCCTTAGCGCAGCCCTTGATTGCGGCGAACTCGCTAAATGTGACCAGCACCCTGTTGTGATCTTTTATTGTTCACCATCAGCATAGTGAACTCTTGAACTGTTGAACTGGAGGGGATGCTGTGCCCATATTTCTTGCCGTGAGACTTGTTTGGGACGGTTGAGCGCTGACGCTAGAGAAATCACGCGCGTGCGAATTACCCACGGTGGTGTGGCCAGGAAGGACCCAAAAGCCGGGGGGGGTGCCTTCAGGGGGCCTTGAGCGACTTGAAGGGGTGCTGGTGCCACAGGAGGCCAACGCAGCCCGCTGAGGCACTACCGAGCCGATGCCAGTGCCCTCTCCAGGCTGCTGCGTAGGTACTGACCAAAGCGACGCTGCACCACCTTTTGGCCGATCTCACCCATAGGGAAGCGTGGCCTGTAGGTGGCGCGCTCTTGGGTAGCGATGAAGTAGGGGAACAGCTTGCCCTTACTGCGGCGATAGATGCCAGGTGGGCGGTCGCCGCCTTTGGGTGTGCCAATGAAGAAGCCACCGCGTGCATTGCCGGTCAAGCCTTTCTGGATGCGCTTGATCGTGGCAAGGCTGACACCACCTGATGCATCACGCTTGACCAGTGACGTGGGTTGCAGCTGTGCGCCAACGGGGATAGTGCGCGTGCCAACGATGCTGCCAAGGAACTTACGCTCAAAGCCTTTCTGTGGACGTGTGCCACCTGCAATGCCAAAGCGCAGGTAACGGGCACGATCACGGCCTTGCTGATCATTGGCATAGACCGTGGCTTCCAGTGTGCGCTTGGTGCTCTTAGCAGCAAGGAAAGCAGACTGTGTAAAGCGGTTGGGTCGATCGAAGTATTGACGTGTGGCCCCGTTGAGTGCGCTGCGCGCATCAAAGGCCGTGCTGTTGAGCGCCTGGCTGATAGCGAATGGCAGCTGCTTGGTCATGGTGTCGGTCCACCTGATGGCCTTGGGCAGCTCTGACTTGATGTCGAGGGTGATGGTTGCCATGGGTTCAGGGTAGGGAAGCGAGGCGGGACTAGCCAGTGAATAAGGGTGCGATCAGGTTGTGACAGCCGTAACGCGGTGTAACAGAAGGCGTTACGCCGAGATCCCTTGCAGCAGAACAGCCCTAAGCCCCTTGTAACGTTGTAACACCTTTTTATATATAGAAGCATTAGCAAGCAGCAGAGAGAGAGAGGAGGGATGTCTCTGTATAAGGGTGTGGCTATTTTCGCCAAAAACCGTTACAGCGTTACAACAGGGGCAAATCCCTTGCAACGCAAGGAGTTACGCCGTTACAAGAGGTCGTTACAAGTCCTTTATTTGTAACGCCACAGCCCTAGAAACGGCACCGCAGCCCCTGAAACGGGTTGGTCCGGCCTTTGTCGCGCCTTTCAACCTGGACAGGAGCGTGCCCCAGCTATGGGACCACTGCGTATCGCGAAGGATGGTGGCGACGGCCTCGGCAGTGTTGCTAACAAAGAGGATCTGATCGTCAGTTTCGACCCTCAGCCCATAGCGTTCCAGCGTGTCCTTCGCTTGGCGAGTCTCCACGTCACGATCAGAACGGTGATGCGCTGCAATCTCGACCAGTTCGCCAAGGGTGCGAGTAAGGGTCTTCTCGTCGGTTTCTACGCGCACTTGGTATTGAAGGATGCGCTGAAGGCATCGCTGTTCATCGGGCACTTCAGTGGTCTGGCTGTAGGGCTCCCAATTGTTCTGATCGATCAGCGCCCGAGCTTCATCGTCTGTCGCCACTTGACTGGACATGAGCGACCACGCGCCAGCAAGAAGGGTGCCGTATTGATCACCAAGGCGTTGCGAGTCAAAGCGCTCGGCGGCCACACGGGTAAACACCCGCACGCTGGCTCTGATGATAGGGATCAGGTTGACGGTGCGTGCGATGAGACGGCGCGCGATGTCGGAGCTGATGTGCTTGTCAAGGTCACGATCTAGCTGCTCCCAATGCTTGGTGCGCTCGTCCTTTGGAAGCTCGTTGGGCGAGCGAAGTGTGAGCTGCGCAAAGCGGCTGCGATCGGCACCTTGCTTAAGAGCAGTGGCGATGGATGACATCAGGAACATTGATCGGATGTTGAAGCGGGTCACATCACCACCGGGGCTGCCCTTGATCAAAGTGGCGTGCGACTCACTAGATGCAACGCGAGCCAAGGAAAGAATGTTCTGCATCCGCACTTGATCAGCCCTTTCGTTGGACTCAGCCTCATCAAAGACAACAGGAAGCGCATCACAGCGAAGGGTTTGGCGCAGGCCGGCCTCAGTTGTGTTGCCAGCAACAATCAGCCCCATGTCAGCAAGGAGGGGCGCAACAAAGCGATCAAGGATCGCCGACTTGCCAGAGCCTGCTGCCGCCGTCAGCCAGACATGGGGCCGCCATGGGAGGGCACCACAGATCGGCGCAAGAGTCACCCAGCCAGCTAGCAACATGCCAGAGGCAGGCACCTCCCAATGAAAGCGTTCGGCAATCTCGCAAAGAATCAGCGCCTCGGCATCTGTAAGGGGCGACTCTTGACCAGGGCCATCTAGCTCTGGCATACGGTGATAGAGATAGCTGGAATCAAATGGCTTGAGGACAGGGTGCCGCTTGCCATCGACCAATAGCTGATCACCAAGGTGCAGGATGGTCCGCTTGTTGTCCCACCATGCGCCGCGACCACGAATGCGGTCGGGGTTGTAGACGCCACGTTCAGCGCTAATGGCAAAGAGTGTGGCGGCCGCTTGAGTCCAATCGATGCCGCCACGCTCGTTGGGGCATAACTGGCGCCAATAGTTCAAGCCAGCCAGTGAAGCAAGATTGGTGGAGGTGTGCGCTGCGCGGGTAAGTCGAACCACTTGGCCAGTGTTGTGGGGGCGGTAGTAGTAGGCGTCACCGTCAAAACCGAGGCAAGTGAAATGATCGTTTGCGTCAAGGTCAGGCAACTTGGGCTCGGGTTTGGGCTCGATCAATAGCTGGCTGACGGGTTCGGGGTCCAGCTCCATCGGGGAAGAAATGTTGGCCTTGACGTAATCTGCGGCCTCATCAGTTGACCAAGTGGCATCCGCCAGATCCCAGCCTTCTGGGGCATCAGGTGGTGTGTTGACCATCTGGACCCGATCTACGGGAAGCCGCAGCAGCAGCTGGGCAAGGCGATCCATTGCCTGCTGACCAACGGCATCGGCATCAGGCCAAAGAATGATGCGCCGGCCTGTTAAAGGCGACCAATCCGCCTTATCAAGGGCCTTGCAGCCTGATGGCCAGGTGGTGACCACGGCCTTGGGATAAAGCTTGGCCGCGGCATCAGCCGCCTTTTCGCCTTCAACGATCAGCACGGTGCCGGTGCGCGCGCGAAGCTGGGCAAGGTTCAATAGCGGGCGCGGTGCCGGTGGCGCCTTCCACTCCCAGCGACTGCCGGACCACCAGAGGGGGCGGATTTTCTTGCCGGGGAAGCGGCACACCATGAAGGTGTCGCTGTAACGCCAGACGTGCTCGGCACCCTTGGTAGGCGGCTCAGGCCGCTCTGGTGTGATGCCTAGGTGCTGCTCAATGCGCTGGGCGGCTTCCTTGAAGGTCCAGCCAGTCCGGCGCAGCAGCAGGTCCATGCCAGAGCCACCGCCGCCGGTTTCCGATGGGCCGCCGCATTTGTTGCAGAACCATGAGCCGGTGCCGTCCTGATCATCAAAGCGATAGCGATCCTTGCCACCGCAGAGCGGACAAGGCTGATGCTTGTCGGTCAGCTGCTCGTTGGTGATGCCTGCAAAGGCGCCAAGGATCGACGGCCATTGGCCGTTGGCAAGTTCGTAGATGCGGGTCATCAGCGTGAAGCCTGTTGCTGCATGGCGGCGGCAATCATCTGCCGGACGTAAGCCGATCGGGACATCAGCTGGCCGGCCTGGCGATCGAGCCAAGCAATCTGTTCTGGGGGTAGGTCAAGCGTGATGGTGCGGCGCTGCTGGCGCTGGGAGTGCATGGGTTGCGCTGGTGTATCGCTAGGGCTATCGTAGCGTGAAATCTGCATCTGCCAACCCATGCCAGCTTTTAGATCGCATCTTGAAGTGCTCGTCGCTCAGGAACTTGATGAGCACAGAGTCAACTGGGACTACGAGCGGCCGGTCCTGCTGCCGGGTGGCCCTGAGGTGCGCTACTTGCCGGACTTCACGATCAACAGCGCCGATCATGCGCTCCAGCTGCCGCAATGGGTCGAGGCCAAGCCGCAGCAGTTTCTGTATGACTTGAGAGACGTGCTTGGCGTGACCCGCAGGCATGGTGAGCGCTTCTCTGGTGAGATCCGGCACGAAAACGTCACGTCGAAAAACCTGCAAGATTTGCTGGTGAAGGAGCTTTGGAAGCCAAAACGATTGGCCGAGCTGACTGGCAAATCTGTTCTAGTTGTTGGCACCGTTGGGGGCACATCTTCCTTGTCTATTGAGATGTGCGCGGACTCGATCCGGTTCAGTCGGCAGCATCCGTTTGTAAACTGGTTGGGCATACAGAAGTCCCAAGAGCGTGAGCGCAAGCGCTTGCAGTGGCAGGCCGAGGCCGCTGAGCGGCAGCGTGTATGGCAAGAGCAGCAGGAGCAGAAGCGTCAGGTAATGGTGCGCCAAGTGCGGGAAACATTGCAGTTCAAGCATTTTGGGCCGACGAAATGGAACCGTGGCTGTTTTGGTTGCGGCACGTTTGTACAAGCCGGAGATGGCTCGCTGCGCAAGGCGGAGTTCACAGATGGCAGCCACGAATGGCGGGTGCTGTGTTCTAGCTGTTGCCATCAGCAACAATCCTGACCGCATCTGCAACAGAACGCACCACGCCAGCAATCCCACCAGCGCCCTGAACCACTGATAGCCACGCCTGCTGCTCGGGTCTGATGCGGCCAGTGGGGGTCTTGATCTCGATCGAGGTGAACACGGCGAGCCGCTGGCCAACCATGTCGGGGGTGATGGTGACGGTGCGCCAACCAATTAGATCAGCGCTGCCGCGTGCCAGGCCGAATGTGACAAGCCGGCCGGTGCGTGGATCAGGCAAGCTGCCGACCTGGTTGCGAAACAGCCGAGCATCAGGCCGCGTGCCAAGCGCTAGGCGGATTTGCTGCTGCAGGGTGGTTTCGGCGTTGGCCACATGATCATGAGCGCTGCCTTGCATTGTGGACGTGCTTGGCCCATGCAACGGGGTTCTTCATGCCACGGGCTTGGCCAACGGCGATGAGCTGCTGGAGGGTGTGCGCCTTTTTCCGTTCGGTTACACGTTGCTGGACGGCTTCGCGCTTCAGTTCTTGTAGGTCACCATCTTGCTGGCGAATGACTCGCGCTGGAGGTGCGCAGGCTGCTCCACAGGACGGGCAGATCGGCGCCGGCTTGAACGCTGCAAAGCATTCAGGGCATGTGCGCACGGTGGGTGCTTGTACGTCTGTTGTCCGTACACGCGCCACCCGATCATCCAGTGACCACTCGCGGTGATCATCAGGAAAGCCATGGCGATGAACGTTGCCGACGTGATCGAGGATGATTGCCGCGGCCTTACCTGTTGCAGGGCGTAGCACGCGGCCAATCTGCTGTAGGTAAAGCCCAAGGGATTGGGTTGGCCGCAACAGTATTGCAACGGCAGCACCTGGGCAGTCGAAGCCCTCGGACACCACGTCAACGGTGACCAGCACATCAATGAAGCCTGCAGCAAATCGAGCCACAAGGGCATCACGATCGGTGGTATTGCCTAGGAGTGTGGCTGAGCAAATACCTGCGGCATTGAAAGCATTGCAGACATGCTCAGCGTGCTTGACGTTGCAGCAGAAGGCGATTGCAGACTGACCTGCACCAATGCGTTGATAATGGGTGATCGCATCACCCGTCACGGTGGGTCGATCCATGCGATCGGCGGCTTCATCAATGGCGTAATCACCAGCGCGACGTTGGATGGCGGCGAGATCTGCCACTGGTGGTGGGGCATAGATGCGTGCCGGGCTGAGGTAGCCGGTAGCTATCAGCTCAGCAGTGGATGGCCCGAGCACTAGATGATCGAACATGGAGCCGAGGCCGCGGCCGTCTTGGCGTACGGGTGTTGCTGTGACGCCGAGCAGCAGGCTATTGGGCCAGTGATCGATGATCCGACCCCAGGTGTTGCCAGCGACGGCGTGGTGTGCTTCATCGATGATTATCAGATCTGGCGTTGCAGCGCGATCAAGGCGACGGATGAGCGTTTGCACCGATGCCACTTGCACTGATGCGTTTTCAGGAGGGATACCTGCTGCTATGAGGCCATGATCGACACCAATAGCTGCCAGTTTTGCGCTCGCCTGATGGATCAGCTCACGGCGATGGACAAGGATCAACACCTGCCGGCCACGGGCTGCTGCTGCCTGGGTGATGGCAGCAAAGATTACGGTCTTGCCCATGCCGGTGGGGGCCACCAGCAACGGAGCACGGGCGCCGTTGCGATAGGCCATGCGTAGATCGCTGATGGCTTGCTGTTGATAGGGGCGGAGTTGCACAATGCGCGTCGATGCCATAGGATGATAGCTCCTGCACCCAGCAATGGACAACGCCGACTACCACGCCCACCCAGCGATCAGCAAAAGCCACCTGGATCAGGTCGCCAGAAGCCCGCTGCATTACTGGGCGCGCTACCTAGATCCAAACCGGGTAATCCCGGAACCAACTCCAGCCATGGCCATCGGTTCAGCCGTACATACGCATGTGCTGGAGCTTGACCAATGGGATGCTCGTTACGTCAGCGCACCTGATGGCATCGACCGGCGCACCAAGATGGGCAAAGCCGAGTGGGAGGTGTTCACCACCGCCTCAACGGGTCGCACGGTGCTAGCCAAGGCCGATGCCGAGTTGGTGATGCAGATGGGTCATGCGGTCTACAGCCACCCGGCTGCTGCGATGCTGCTTGGCTTGCCAGGTAAGGCTGAAACCACTCACATGTGGACCGATGCAGCGACGGGGCTGCAATGCAAGTGCCGACCGGATTGGTTGACCGATGACGGCCGGCTGATCGTGGATTTGAAGACAACTGAAGACGCCTCGCCCAGGGGTTTTGCCCGCTCGATCGCGCAATGGCGATATCACACGCAGGCAAGTTGGTATTTGGACGGCGTTGAGCAGTCCACTGGCACACGGCCCGATCAGTTTATCTTCATCTGCGTTGAGAAGAAGGCGCCGTACGCCTGCGCGGTGTACGCCGCAGACGCAGAGATGATCGCGGCCGGCGCGCAGACTGCTGCGCGTGATCTGGATGTGTTGGCCATCTGCAAGGCTGCTAATGCATGGCCCGGTTACAGCGATCAAATCGAACCCATCAGCCTGCCGCCATGGATGCGACCGCGACCTGATGGCTCACTACCTACACCCACCGAGATTGAGACTTACTGATGACTGACCAAAGCACAGCACTGACAACAACACAGCCGGCGGGGGTTTTCTCCGGCATTCAGGCCTTTGAAGATGCCCAGCGGATCGCCAAGGCCTTGGCCAGCAGCACGCTGAT